TGGAGTATTAATAAAAGTCCGAGATGGACATAAAACAAGAAATTGGATGCCGAAAAGTAGATATATTTATGAACAAGCACATGGAAAAATACCTGAAGGACACAAAGTAATATTTGCAGATGGTAACAATAGAAATTTTGATTTAGATAATTTAGTATTAGTTTCTAATGCTGAAGAATTAATAATGAATCAAAGAGGATTATTTAGTGAAAATGCTGAATTTACAAAAACAGGAGCAAATATAGCAAAAGTGTTAAATAAAGCAAAAACGAGATAAAAGGAAAATTAAAAATGGAAAATAAACCAGATTATGAACAACTTTATTATGATGCTATATATGAGAATCGCAAATTAAAACAAAGAATTGAAGAATTAGAAAATGAAATACAAGATATAAATATCTGCAGAACAAAAAGGAATGTAGATTTACAAAAATATATAGTAATTCAAATGGAAAGGAGGAGAAATGGGAAAGAAAAAAAGAAATAATGACAATATAACGTGTGAACAATGTATTCATTGTATGTATGAAGAAGCGGGAGATATGCATTGCGATGAACATGATGATTTTGATTTAGTATATGAGGAATTTTGTCCAACTGAAAATTATATGTGGTGTAATGGCCAACATTTTGAAAGAATTTAATACAAAGGATGTGAAGTATATGAAAGAAAAAGTTAAATTGTATGATAAAGATATAAATAGAAAAGCCGAAAATATAAAAAATATCGTAATACTACTGGCTATATTTTTTATAGGCTATATAACAGGCTACATAGCAATTAATATGGAATTACAAAAAGAAAATCAAGAAAAACAAGAACATATTGTCGAACTTGAAAAAATGCTAGAAGAAAAGCAAGTAAAAATAAACGAACAATTTATAGAAATAGATGCATTAAAAGAAACAGTATATATGCTTGAAATGTATGGAAAGTAGGTGCTGCAAATGATTAAATTTTTAATTGGATTATTTATAGGAGCACTAATAGGAATATTCCTTATGTGTTTATTACAAGTTGCAAAGGATGGTGATGAATAGTGTCAGAAGATTTAAAAAATTTATCAGAAATAATAGAACTATGCCAGGAAGAAATGAACAAAAATGATGAGAACATAACTGCTATATTAGATTTACAAGATTTGAAAAGCTTAAAAAATATAGTGAATGACTATAAAAGGCAAGTGGAAATTAACAAAGAGCACCAAAAAACAAATGGGGAATTACAACAAAAAGTTAAGCAACTAGAGGAGGCTGACCTAACAACAATATATTTAAATGGTGTATATGATGGTAAAGATAAAGTAAATGAAAAATTAAAAGAAAAAGTTAAAGAATTAGAGAAAGAAGACGAGTATGGAGGTAGATCCTACTCGACAAGAGATGTAATTTATATATTACAAGAAATATTGAAAAAGGGGTAATAGTTATGCTGTCCCGAAAATTAAAAAAGCAATTAAAAAAATTTGATTTAGGAGGACATCCAGAATGTACTCATAACTGGATACATAATGCAGGAAAACAATGCGAATGGGATTGTTGGAATTTTGAAGCAAGCAGAAAAGGAATAAAACCAGAGCAATATAGAAAAGACAGCAATCGAATTGCTTATATGTATATATGTACTATGTGTGGAGGAGAATTTTGGAGTTCTCACAAATGTTTTAAAATTTCTCATTATAGAGTAAAGGAGGGAAAAAGGTGCCAACAGAAAGTAAAGAATTAGGTCCAGGAAGGTTATTATATAAAAACCAAGAAGGAATTATAAAAGAACTATGTAGTTATGAACATAAAGAAGAAAATAGCGATGATGCTGTAGATGCAATGGAATATGCAGTTAAAGGAATGACAGATGGAGAAATGTCTATGTCACTTGGTATTTCAAAAGAAAGTACAAGAAAATTATTAAAAATGTATGGCTTAGAAAGAATTACAAGAAAAAGATTTAAAAAGCTATTAATGGGGTGTGGAATACAAAGAAATGATGCTGAAGTGATTGCTGAGCAATTCTGTGCTGAGCAAATACCATATACACCACTTGCAGTACAACAAATTATTGAAACAATTATAAAAGAAATGGAAGAGGAGTAATAATTCTATGAAATGTCCTGAAAGGTATAGTGTTATACAACAAAATATAAGACAACCTATTTTAGATGATGATAGGATTGTAAAAGGAGAATATCACATTTTAATTGAAAATCAAGGATTTTGTGAATGCTATAAAGAAAATTGTGCTGCTTGGGATAAAGAAAAACAAATATGCAGAAAGGTAGGAAATTAAATGGACAACAAAATAGAAATATCAAAAGAAAGTAAAGAAACATTAAAACAATGCTGGGTAATAACAACAGATCATACTTTAGATGAAGAAAACATAAAACTAAAAAAAGCAATAACAGAAGTATTGGAAAAAACAATGACAAGCAGAGAAAGAAGCGAGTGGGGATACGAATATTATATTGAACATAAACAATATAATGATGATTTAGAACATAACAAAAAATTATTAAGAGATTGGGCAAATATTTTAAAAGGAAGCGGAAGTGCAAATTGGTCTTATGCTTTTGCAATATATAGGGTGTTAGAAGAACTGGAGAAAAATAAAAATGATAATTGATTTTTTTACGGGAAAAGAAGTTAAATTTGATTATACCTGTGATAGTTGCAAGTACAATATAGGAAATAAAAAAGAAAATGGGAAAGTTTTAGAAGATGTAATATGGTGTGACAAATATGTCCATTATAGATACAAAATGAACTGCAGCTGCGATTATTATAAATTTAAATATGATAAGGAGGTGTGAAGGATGCCAAAGAAAAAAAGTAATGCGACAAAAAAAGTAGAAAATCCTAAAAAAGTGGACAATGAAGAAAAACAACAAGAAGAAAACAAACCAAAACCAATAGAGTGGAAAGACTTAGACAAATACATAGGACAACCAGTATGGGACAATAGAGAAAAGAAATGGAGAGTATTAGAAGGTTATAAAAGATGCGGATATACTCATTCGTTAACTTTTTCTGATATAGCAGATTGGGTTAGTTTTTTAGATAGAAGTATATATTTGGAGGAAATAAAGGAATGTCAGATTATGAACACATAGTAATAAGTGCTGTTAGATATGCAATAGGAAGAATGACATATATGGTAGAGCTTACTGTAAAATATGTTATGCAGCAAATAGAAGAAGATAAATTATCGGACCAATGTTTAGGAATAATAAGAAATGATATAAAAAATGCTAGAGATTACGGAATGGAATGTGACAAAGAACAATGGTTTAAATTATTAAAAAGAATTGAGGAAGTGATATAAATATGACTGAAAAACAAGCAAAGGCAATTGAAAGGTGTAACGAATTAATAAAAGAATCTCATTCTTGTTGGATAGGAATATCTAATCAAAAAGCAATAGAAAAAGTATTAGAGTTACTAGAGAAGAACAATAAAATAATTGATGAAATGGCAAGATATATAGGAAATGATAAAATATCAGAAATGTTTTGCCAACACAAATTTTGTTGTGATAGGAATTGTTATAAGTGTGTAAAAGAATATTTTGAAAAAAAGGTCACCGACATAAATGTCGGCGAGGAAAGGTAAGGTAAAAATATGATAGAAAAAGTAAATCCAAAACATCCAGATAAAGTAGCTGATAGAATAGCAGGGGCAATAGTAGATTTAGGATATAAACTACAAGAGAATCCTAAAATAGCAGTAGAAGTGTTAATTGGACATGGAAACTGCAAGATCATAATTGAAAGTTCGGTTGAGTTTAATGAAACGGACATATTTGACATAGTATATAGAATTGCTGAAACAAATGACATAAGAGTTGAAATAATATTATCAAAACAAGATGAACACCTAGCAAGAAACCAAAGTGAAAAGATAAGATGTGGAGATAATGGAATATTTAAAGGAATGCCATTAACAGAAGAACAACAGCAAATAAGTTATTTAGCACATCAGATTTATAATAAATATAATAGTGATGGTAAATATATATTAGATATGCCAAATAATAGAACAATTATATGTCAAAGTAATGCAAAAACGGAAGAATTAAAAAGTATTTATCCAACTGCAACAATAAATCCACTAGGAGATTGGACAGGTGGAATAAATGTAGATACTGGAGCAACAAACAGAAAATTAGGAAGTGATATGGGAGAAGCGGTAACAGGTGGAGGATTGCACGGTAAAGATTTATCAAAAGCAGATGTGTCAGTAAACATATATGCATTCCTAAAGGCACAAAAAGAAAATAGACCAGTAGAATTATTCTGTGCTATTGGAGATGAATTTGTAGATGGAAAACCATATACAGAAATAGTAGAACAAGCAAGAAAATACATTCAAGATAAAGGTGGATTTGAAAAATTTGCAGAATGGGGATTGTTTTAATAATAAGTAAAGGTAGGTACGAGTATGGAAGAAAAATATATTGATATATTGCAATCTTTTGTAGACTTAGCAAGACCAAAATTAATTGAAGAAAGATATGAAAACTTAAAAGATGATGTAGAAGCAACCCAAGAGGCATTAAAATATATTAGAAACACAGAAGATGCAAAAAAAACGATGTTACGTTGTGGTTATTATGATGACGATAACGGCAAAGATTACATAGTAGAAATAGACAAAAATAAATTAACAGAAGCATTAAAGAAGTTATATAATGCAAATGAAATTATTATAAAATAGGTTTAGATAATTGTTACCGGATTAAAAATTAAAGAATTATATTTCACTAAAGTACAAAGCATACAATTAACCTAAAAGAAAGAAGGTTATGTATGGAGAAAATTGAAATATCTGAAACAGATAGTAAATTATTAGGATTAATAGAACAACTTGTTGCTGAAGGAGTTTCTAAAGGAATAAAACAGGGCTTGGAGCAAGCAAGAAATGAAGAAAGATTAAAAGAAAAAATATCCTATGATATTAAATTTAAAAATACAAGATTATTATTAAAGAATTATAGAAAATTTGAAAATTTTTGTAATCAAGCAACTGTTAGTGAAAAAGAATTAGAAAGTGCAACAGTTGAAGAAATATTGGATAAATTATACTGTTCTGCTTATGATGAAGTAACTGTTGTACAATCAATATTAGCATCGAAAAAAAGAACAGAAATAATAATGACACATATTAAAAAAATTATAAATTTTTATATTTTTGATGCAGACAATAGTAAAAATGACGAGAAATGCAGACGAGCACACATTTTGGAGGACCTATACATAAAAGGGAAAAAACAACCTTCCATGTCAGTTTTAGCAAGTAGATATCATGTAAGTGAGAGACAAGTTCATAGAGATAAAAACATTGCTATTGAAGAAGTTGCGGTTTTTATGTTTGGTATAGATGGAATAAGGAAAATATAAAAATCTATGTCAAAAACTTGTCATTGACATGTCAGTTTCAATGTTTTATAATAGTAATATCCAAAATTGTAAAATTAAAAAAGGTCCCTAAAAACTCACAAATTGTTGTGAGTTTTTTTCTGTACAAAAGAAGGTGTTAGCTTGAATATCGAAATATGTATGAAGCAACAATGTAATGGTTGTAAAATGGCAAGAAAGTGTATGGAGGAGGAAGAAAAGAAAAATGAAAATCCAAAAAGTAGAAATCGAAAAACTAAAGATAGCAGAATACAATCCAAGAAAGGATTTAAAAGAAAAGGATCCAGAATACCAAAAGATAAAAAATAGTATAAAAGAGTTTGGATATATATCGCCTATAATAATAAACTCTGATATGACTGTAATTAGTGGACACCAAAGATTAAAAGTCCTTAAAGATTTAGGAAACACCAATATAGAGTGTATAGTGGTAGACTTTGATAAAAACAAAGAGAAAATGCTAAACGTTGCATTAAATAAAATATCTGGAGAATGGGATTATCAAAAATTAGAAATATTATTTAATGAACTTGCAAATAGTGAATTAGATATATCTATTACAGGTTTTGATGAAAATGAAATTAACAAAATAATAAAAGAAACTGAAGAAACTATGACAGAAAATGAAGAAGTAGATTTATCAGAATTTAGTGATGAGAAATTTCAATGTAAATGCCCAAAATGTCGGATTTATGTTTGATGTAAACAAGGAGAATTAATATGGCGGAATATGAATGGTATTTAAAAGATTTAGTAAACATACCAAAGAATAATTATAATGTTTTTTCTTGTTTTTCCTGTGGAGGTGGCTCTAGTATGGGCTATAAACTAGCAGGATTTAACGTTATAGGTAATTGTGAGATAGACAAAAAGATAAATGAAATATATATAAAAAACCATCATCCAAAATATAACTATTGTATGGGAATTCAAGAAATGAATAAGTTAGAGTCATTTCCAGCAGAATTATATAATTTAGATATATTAGATGGTAGTCCTCCATGTAGTACATTTTCACTAGCTGGAGAAAGAGAAAAAAACTGGGGGAAAAATAAAAAGTTTAGAGAAGGTCAAACAAGTCAAATACTTGATGACCTCTTTTTTGAATTTATAGAACTGGCCAATATATTGAAACCTAAAATAGTTATAGCGGAGAATGTGAAAGGTCTAATAATGGGAAATGCAAAAGGATATGTTAATCTAATTATAAAAAAATTTAATGATATAGGTTATAATGTACAACTATTTTTATTAAATGCTGCAACTATGGGTGTACCTCAACGAAGGGAAAGAGTATTTTTTGTAGCAACAAGAAAAGATATAAATTTCCCAAAATTACAATTAACATTTAATGAAACGCCTATTAAGTATGGCGAAATAAAAGATACTGAATATAAGCCACTTAATAAGGATACATTGACATATAAAAGATGGGAAAAACGAATTGCTAGAGATGTTAAATTAAGTGATACGATAAAAAGAACTGAAAACGGAAAAGTAAGTTGTTTTAATACTCAATATCTAAAAGAAGATAGGACACCAGCTACAATAGCTGCAGGTGGTAGTCCTCCAATTAGGTTTGACGTTCCTGGATATGTAAGTGATAAAGATTTAATGAAAATACAGACATTTCCGCAAGATTTTGATTTTATGGGCTCACCAGTTCAATATATATGTGGTATGAGTGTACCACCAGTTATGATGAAGAAAATAGCAGAACAAGTAAAAATACAATTGCTAGATAAAATATGATAGAAGGTGATTATTTGGAAATACAAAGAATTGAAACAAATAGATTAATACCAGCAACATATAATCCTAGAAAAGATTTAAAACCTGAAGATGATGAATATAAGAAAATTAAAAAAAGTATATTAGAATTTGGCTTTGTTAGTCCGTTAGTGGTTAATAAAGATATGACAGTTATAGGAGGCCATCAAAGGTTAAAAGTATTACAAGAACTAGGATTTGAAAAAGTTGAATGTATTTTAGTCGATTTAGACAAAACAAAAGAAAAAGCACTAAATATAGCACTAAATAAAATTAGTGGTGAGTGGGACACTGATAAATTAGAATCACTATTACAAGAATTAAGAATGGATGATTTTGATTTAAGTTTAACAGGTTTTGATTCTGATGAAGTAGATGATATTTTAGAAGATTTAATAGAAACCAAAGAAGATGATTTTGATGTAGTAGAAGAATTAAATAAAATAGAAAATCCTATTACTAAACTAGGAGATGTATGGATATTAGGTAATCATAGATTATTATGTGGAGATAGTACAAACAAAGAAAATGTAGATAAGCTAATGAATAATAATTTAGCAGATTTTATATTAACAGACCCACCATATAATGTAGATTATGAAGGAAAAACACAAGATGCTTTGAAAATAGCGAATGATAGTATGAACGATAATGAATTTTATACATTTTTAGAGACATCTTTTAAAAACCTATATGAGTCTATAAAAGAAGGTGGCTCAATATATGTATTCCATGCAGACACAGAAGGTTTGAATTTTAGAAATGCTTTTATTAAAGCTGGATTTAAATTAGCACAATGCTTAATATGGGTAAAGAATACATTTGTTATGGGTAGACAAGATTATCAATGGAGACACGAGCCTATACTATATGGATGGAAGGAAGGTGCTGCACATCATTTTATTAATGATAGAACACAAAGTACAATATTAGAGTTTGATAAACCATCAAGAAATGCGGAACACCCTACAATGAAGCCAATAGATTTATTAGTAAAATTAATAAAAAATTCTAGTAAAGAAAATAATATAATATTAGATTTATTTGGAGGTAGTGGTTCCACTTTAATTGCTGCAGAACAAACAAAAAGAACTTGCTATATGATGGAGTTGGATCCAAAATATTGTGATGTTATAGTTAAACGTTGGGAAAAACTAACTAATAAAAAGGCAATACTAGAAGAATAGCGGAGGTGGGTGATATGACGTGAAAGACAAAAAGAAAATAGCCAAAATCGAGAAAGATTACAAAGAAGGCTTCACGTATAATGAATTAGCAAAGAAATACAAATTAACTTATAACCAAGTCACTTATCTCATAAAAAAACAAAACTGGAAAAGAGAAAGCAACTTAAGTATAACGCATATAGGTAATACAAATGCAGTTGGAAATAGTGGAGGACCAGGAGCACCAGAAGGGAACAAAAGAGCACTTACTACTGGAGAATATGAAACAATATTACAAAGTGCATTAACTGAAGAAGAACAAATATTATTTGAAAATATAGAAATACAAAGTAAAAGAGCACTTATAGAAAGAGAATATAAAATGTTAAGAGTTCGAGAACATCGTATTTCAAAAAGAATAACAGCTATTCAAAACAAAGAAAAGGACATGAATGTAGAAAGAATTGTTAAAAGACAATACAATTCAAATTCTTCAAATGAAATAGAAACAGTAACAGAAGCAACAAATGTTATTAATCCGTTACAAAAACTTGAGGATTCACTAACAAGAGTACAAGAAGCATTAAGAAGATGTATAGATAGTTTACACAAAATGGAAAATGATGACAGAAAACTTGAATTAGATATAATTAGATTAGAAATGGAAGCAGCAAAAGAAGATAGCACAAACACAGAAGATTTAAAAGATGATAGTTTCATTAAGGCCCTAAACGAAACAACGGAAGGGGTATGGAATGATTATACAGAAGACGAATAATAGTATAAGTATAGAAGAAAGAATTTCTAATCTAAGAAATAAAGTAATGCAAAATGCAATTACTCTAAAAAAGAAAATAAAAAATGGAACTATATTCAAGTTTAAGCCATTTAGTTTAAAACAAAAGAAAATATTGACATGGTGGACTGATAATAGTCCAGTGAAAGATAAAAACGGAATTATAGCAGATGGAAGTATAAGGGCAGGTAAAACCTTATGTATGTCTTTATCATTCGCATTATGGGCAATGAGTAAATTTAATGGTCAAAATTTTATATTAGCTGGAAAAACAGTTGGAGCGTTTCGTAGGAACGTTCTTTTTTGGCTTAAATTAATGTTACGAGCTCAAGGGTATAAAATAAAAGATAGAAGGTCAGATAATTTATGTGAAATATCAAAAGGCGAAGTAATAAACTATTTCTATATATTTGGTGGTAAAGATGAACGAAGCCAAGACTTAGTACAACGGAATAACTGCTGCAGGTGTGTTTCTAGATGAAGTTGCGTTGATGCCTGAAAGTTTTGTAAACCAAGCATTAGCACGTTGTTCTGTTAAAGGCTCAAAATATTGGTTTAACTGCAACCCAGAAGGACCAAATCATTGGTTTAAAGTTAATTGGATTGATAAAGCTAAAGAAAAGAATATTATACATTTGCACTTTACGATGGATGATAATCCAAGTCTAGATGAAGAAACAAAAGAAAGATATCGTAAAATGTTTGTTGGTGTATTCTTTCAAAGATTTATTTTAGGATTATGGGTACTTGCTGAAGGTATTATATATCCTAATTTTGATAAAGAAAAACATACTATTAAAGCTAAAGATGTACCTACACAATTTGATTATTATTATATATCATCTGACTATGGTATAACGAATCCACAAGTCTTCCTACTTTGTGGAATTAAATATATAAAAGATAAGCCACACGCTTATATATTAGATGAATATTACAACAAAGGTACAAAAAAGAATATAAATGGACAAGAAGAAAAAATAACAAAAACAGATGAATTGTTTTTGAAAGATTATTTGAAAATGACAGAAGGATATAACATAAGAAGAACTATAATAGACCCTTCTGCAACTTCATTAATTAACTTATTTAAACAAAATAAAATAAATGTTAAAGAAGCAGATAATACTGTAATAAATGGAATTACAGTTGTTTTAAATTGGCTTGATGAAGAAAGAATACATATTGTTGCTGAAAAATGCCCTAATTTATTAAGGGAATTTGCAGCATATATTTGGGACGAAAAAGCACAAGAAAGAGGAGAAGATAAACCAATAAAACAAAACGATCACGCAATGGATGCATTAAGATATTTACTACAAACTCTATTCCCAATTAAAACAAGGGGTGCTTATTTTAGTAATTATAAAGGAGTGAACAGATAATGATTACGGAAATGGAAAAAATTGATTTTATATTAAAAGAAGGCGCAAAAAAAGGTATGCCACTTTCAAAATTTATTAATTTAGAAATAAAGGAATTTAAAGATTCTGCTACATATAAAGAAATGATAAAAGGTAGTAAATACTATAAGAATGAAGGAGAAATACAAGATAAAAAAAGAACTTATATAAATGAAAATGGACAAGAAGAAATTGCTCCTCATGCTAAAAACTATAAATTAGGACATCCTATTTTATATAAAATGATTAATCAAAAAGCAGGATACTTAATGAGAAAAAAACCAACAATAAAACAAGTTCTTGAAAAAGGACAAAATGAAGATGCAGACTACAAAGAGGCATTAAAAGATATATTTGATAACAAAATGCACAAAAGACTTAAATATACTCTGATAGAAGCAGTAAAAAGAGCATTTGGTTGGTGGCAAATATATATCGATGAAAAAGGCGAATTTAAAGTGAGACTTCGTTATGCAACAAGAATAGTAGCAATATGGAAAGATGAAGAACACGAAGTATTAGATGCTTTAATTATGTTTTATGATGTAGAAGTTTATACATCTGAAGAAACAAAAGAAACAAAAACAAAAGTGGAATATTACGATTCTGAGGGTGTAAGATATTATATATATGATGCTGAAAGATTAATTGAAGATGTTGAAGAGGTAGAAAGAAGAAAAGAACTTGTAATTGGAAAAGACACTGAAGGAACTACAATATTAGGACATTATACAGTAAATGGACAAGTTAGATTATGGGAAAAACGCATACCATTTATTTATTTTAAATACAATGGTGACGAATTACCTTTAATTCATTTCTTACGAACATTATTAGATTGCTACGATGAATTATGTTCTAAAATGGCAGATAGTATATATGAAGCACCAGATGGTGTAAATGTTGTAAAAAATTATCAAGAAGAAGCGGGAACATTCCAAAAAAATCTATGTACGTACAATACAGTATTTTTAGATACAGATGGAGAATATGATAGGAAAAAAGTAGAAATAACAATAGAAGCATTTAAGGCATTTATAGAACAATTAAGAAAAGACATATATGAAGGTGGATTTGGTGTTGATACACAAAGCGAAAAATTTGGGACACAAGATTCCGGAGTGGCTTTAAAACAATTATATGCTGATTTAGACTTAGACTGTAGCAATATAGAAACTGAATTTAAGAGTAGTTTAGAATATTTTAAATCATTTGTAGATGAATGGTATGCAATAAAAGAAAATAAAGATTATTCAAAACACGATGTAGAATTTGTATTTAATAAAACAATGACTATAAATGAAAAAGAATTGATTGAAAATTGTAACAATAGTATGGACATTTTAAGTAGAGCAACAATACTTGCTAAACACCCTTATGTAGATAATGTTGAAGATGAATTACAAAAAATAAAAGATGAAAAGGAAGAGGAAGAACAACAAGCAGAAAGTGAATATGAAAAAATGTTAAAATCTCTAAAAACAAACGGAGAAGGCGGTAATGCAAATAAGAATGCTAAAGTTGGTGATGAATAATGAGCAACAGCGAATACTGGATTAAAAGATTAGAAGAATTGGAGAAAAAACAAATACTAAATGAAACAAAATATATAGAAATACTAAATGAAGAATATGAAAAAGCATTGGCCAATATAAAAAAAGAAACAAGAAGTTGGCTAGCCAGATTTTCAATTAATAATCAAATATCATTAAAAGACTCAAAAAAATGGCTTAATACAAATGAGTTAAAAGAACTAAAATGGGATGTAGATGAATATATAAAATATGGCCAAGAAAATGGTATTGATTTAATATGGAAAAAAGAATTAGAAAATGCAAGTGCAAAAGTACATATATCTAGACTTGAAGCATTACAGATGCAAATACAACAAGAAATAGAAAAATTATCATACCAGGAACAAAACACAACGGAAGAATTTATTATTGAATCATATAGAGATACTTATTATAAATTAGCATACGAATTGCAGAAAGGTCATAATGTAGCATTTCAAATAGCAGCATTAGATATTGATACTATAAAAAATATAATATCTAAGCCATGGACTACTGATGAATTTACATTTAGCGATAGAATTTGGAAAAACAAAAATTCATTGATTGATACATTACAAAAAGAATTATCACAATCAATTATGAGAGGAAAAGCTCCAGATGAAATTATAGAAAAAATATCAAAAACATTTAATGTTAGTAAAAATAAGGCTGGAACGCTAGTAATGACAGAGTCTGCATTTTTTTCTAGTGTTGCAAGAAAGAATTGTTTTAAAGATTTAGGTGTAGAACAATATGAAATAGTTGCAACATTAGATTCGCGTACATCTGCAATATGTAGAGAATTAGACGGCAAAGTATATAGAATGTCAGATTATAAGGAAGGAACAACAGCACCGCCTTTTCACGTAAGATGT